GCAGGACGCCGAGCAGGCCAGGGAGCGACATGAGACCTGGCAGAACCTGGACCGCGCGCTCGACTCCAAGAGTGCGACGAACGGCCGCCGGCCGGCCATCTTCGGTGATAGCCGGGACGCTGGGAACGACGGCTCCGGCAGAACAAAGACGGTCCGCCAGTTTCTCGACGAGAGCGCTGAGTATCAGGCCTTCCGCAAGGCTGGCGGCGGGACGGCGCGGCTCGAAATACCGCACGCCTCGCTGAAGACCCTGCTCACGCTGACGGACATCAACAACCCGGCCACGCGGTTGCCCGGCATCATCCGGAGCGCGCAGGAAGAGCGGACGGTCGCCGACTTGATGCTCCAGGGGACGACCGACAACAACGCTATCTCCTACATGGAAGAGACGACCTTCACGAACAACGCCGCGGAGGTGGCTGAAGGAGGGAGCAAGCCGGAATCGGCGCTCGGCTTCACCGAGCGGACGGAGAACGTCCGCAAGATCGCCACCTGGATACCGGCGACTTCCGAGCTCCTCGCGGACGTGAGCGGTATCGAGTCCTACATCCGCGAGCGGCTCGTGTTCATGGTCCGCCGGCGCGAGGAGCAGCAGCTGCTGGTGGGCGACGGCACGGCGCCGAACATCTCCGGCATCCTGGACCGCTCCGGCATCCAGACGCAGGCGAAGGGCGCGGATAGCGTCCCGGATGCGATCTACAAGGCGATGACCAAGATCCGGAACACCGGCTTCGCCGAGCCGACCGCTGTCGTGATGCACCCGAACGACTGGCAGGCGATCCGGCTCCTGACGACCACGGACGGTATCTACATCTGGGGCTCACCGGCCACTGAGGGCCTGGACAGGATCTGGGGCCTTGAGGTCCGGGTGACCTCGGCGATGACCGAGAACACGGCCCTGGTGGGCGCTTTCCGCCCGGACGCGCAGATCTTCCGGCGCGAGGGAATCACGATCACCATCTCGACCGAGCACAGCACCTACTTCGTGGAAAACAAGGTCGCGATCTTGGCCGAGGAGCGGCTGGCGCTGGCCGTCTATCGACCTGCGTCGTTCTGCACGGTCACCGGCATCTAGTGCCCCCAGGAAGCCGGGGCCCAGGGGCGGGAAGCATCTCCCGCCCCGTTCTGAAAGGGGCAAGCAATGGCAGTAATTGAGGTCAACAACCCGATCATCCAGGGTTCCGGCGCCAGCCGGATCCGCGAGGCGCGGACCGCGCTTACAAACGCGCAGCTACTCGCGTTGCGGGCGACGCCGGTAACGCTCATCGCGGCTCCGGGAGCCGGCAACGCGATCATCGTCCAGGGCGTCTATCTCGCTTTCGATGTCACGACTACCGGCTACACCGTCGGGACGAATGACCTGGTGGTGGAGTACAGCGGCGGCTCGGACATCCTGACCATCGAGACGGTCGGCCTGCTCGACCAGACGACCGATCAGATCCGCCAGCAGCGGGTTGCGGTCGCGCTCAATACTCCGGTCGCCAACGAGGCGGTCCAGATCAAGAACAGCGGCGGCTCGGAGTTCACGGGCGGCAACGCCGCGAACACGCTCAACGTGGTCGTGGAATACGTCGTCGTCCCGACCAGCTTCTAGCTGTGGCAGTGGAGGTAGACGAGAACGGCGTAGTCAGGTGCGTGATCTGTGGCGCTCCTAACCTCAGCTGCCGTACCTGGCTCGCGCAGGCCCAGCCGATTCGAGTCATCAAGGAGTTCTGACATGACCTACAAGAGTGACCGTCCGCTCTACGCGACGAAGGACGGGCGCGTGGTGGAGGAGGGCGACCCGGACGCGGCGATCGTCATCGCCAACCGGGCCGGCAAAGAACTGTCGGAGGACATCGTCCGCAAATACAACCTCCGCGGTGAGCAGCCGGAGGAAGGCAGCGAGAGCGCTGAGGAACCCGTTGCGGAGCCAGCTGGCAGCAAGCAGGCGCGCGGCGAGAACAAGGCCTTGAAAGGCGTGGAGAACAAGTGAGCGAACGCGAACCGACGGAGCAGCCGGAAGAGCCGGTCCAGGGGGGGGAGCCGGACGACGACGAGCCAGTCGCGGATGAGCCATCCGACGACGAAGAGGAAGGACCGGAGGTGAACGATTCCGCCGAGGAGCCCAAGTAGGGAGCCGAATGCTTGAGCGTCACGACGCGCCGCATATCCTCCGGGGCACGCAGGGACTCTTGCGCGTCTCGTTCTACATGGACGGCGTCCTGACCAACGCCGCCGGCGGCGTGACCCTGACCGCAACCCGGCTCGACGGCACCGTCCTGGTCAATGCCCAGGCCGCTACACCCATCTCGACAGGCATCTACGGCTACACGCTGACGCCGGCGCAGACGGCCACTCTGGATCTGCTGACTTGCGTCTGGTCCGGGAGCTTCGAGGGCGCGGTCCAGTCGGTCACAACCTACGCGGAAATCGTCGGCGGCGAGCTGTTCACGCTGGCCCAGGCGCGCGCTTACGACGCCGCGGCGATGGCCTCGGAGACGGCCTACCCCGCCGACAGCATCCTGGCGGCCCGGGACCGCATTACCGATGAGTTCGAGTACATCTGCAATGTCTCGTTCGTGCCGCGCATCGCGCAGGAGATCCTCGACGGCAACGGCAAGGACTGCATCGCCGTCCCGAGCCTCATCCTGACGGACGTGCGCTCCGTCGAGGAGCGTGCCAGCGGCACCCAGGACTGGACGGCTTATGACGCCGAGGCGCTCGCGGACCTGTACCTATACGGGACGGGGCGGATTCACCGCGAGTCCCTCGGCGTGTTCACCACCGGCCGGCAGAACATCCGCGTCACTTACGAGCACGGGATGCGCTACGTGCCCGGGGAAATCGCGCGCGTCGCCCTGATGGTCCTGCGGGACACGCTTGTCCCGAGCAACCTCACGGACAAGGCGTTCCAGTTCAGCGACGAGACGGGCACCTATCGGCTGGCGCAGCCGGGACGCGCCTATCCCTATGGCATTCCGACGGTTGACGCGACCCTTGGGCGCTACACAGCGCAGGCGCTGGCGATTGCCTGATGACTACCTATCAGACGAGCAGCATCCCGGACGTCTTCGATTTCCTCGAGGACGAGCTGCTCGCGTTGCCCGCGCTCACTGGCGTGCAGCTCCTCTCGGCGCCGCCGTCGGTCAAGGAGGCGGCCTATCCGGAGGGCATCTATCTCGGGCGCGTGCCGCTTTCCCTGGACCGGGCAGCGGTCGAGGGCAATGTGACCCGAGCGGAGGAATACAGCATCGAGGCGGCCGTGTTCGTGCAGCAGCCCGGCGCCGGTCGGGAAGTCATCCGGACAGTGCGCCGGCGCGCCTTCGAGCTGGTGGCCGCCGTCGAGGAGTTCATGCGCTCGCCGGAGGGCTTCACCTGTGGCGGCGCCGTGCTGTTTGCCGAGGTTGCAGGCAAGGGACTGGAACAGGGGCTCGACGAGGCGAACCGCGCCGTCGTCGTGCCGTTCCAGATCCGCATCCAGGCGCGCCTGGCGAGGTTGGATTGATGGCGAAGGCAATCGAGATAAGCACTGAAGGCTTCGACGAGTCGATAGCGGCGCTGTCGCAGTCGGCGCACTACATCCGCGAGCGCATTGCAAAGCCGCTCGAGGTCCTGAACGAGGTCCGCTCCCGCGTGGTGGCGGGTGCCCCGACGAAGACGGGCGCGTTGCGCGCCAGCATCACGCAGACGCGGCTATCCGCGAGCGCCAGCACGGGCGCCGTCTCCGCCGAGATCCGGGCCGGGCGCAAGCTCCCGCGCCCTTATGACTACTGGGTGGAGTACGGGACCGCGCGCATGTCCGCGCGGGCGTTCTTCTGGCCGCCCATCGAGGGCAGCGAGCCGCGCATTGCCCAGGAGTTCGGGCTCGCCGTCGACGACATCGTGAAGCACCTGGCAGGAGGCCTTGCCGTATGAGTACCGAGCTAAAGTTCCGCGGCAAGTTCCGCACTCTGCCTGACGGCTCGCGCGAGCCGGAGGCCGCGATGCCGGGCATACCAGCGTCCGATCTTAGCGACGAGGACCTGCAGCGCCTTGCTCGTCAGCGCGGCATGACGCCGGCCGCGTTGCGCAAAGAACTGGTCGGCAGCGGCTACTACCGAGAGGCAACCCGCAAGGGCAAGGCGGACGAAGACGAAGCGGGTGCAGACGACGACAGCGCCGGCGAGCCCGGTGACGACAACGAGGACGAGGAGTCCGAGGAGGAGTAGCCATGCCGGCCGGTAACAGAGCATTTAGGTATCTGCAGGTAGGTAAGCAGGGCAATGTCGGCGCGCTCGGCTCAAGCGTAGCGGCGAGCGCGATCCTCAAGCCGGACGCCGGCACGCTGAAGTTGACACAGAACCTGCAGTTTCATGAGCAGGAGCTAGAGGTCGCACACCTCGCCGCCTACCACGGCAGCGAGCTCCTTGCGCAAGGCCCGTACGACGTCACCTACAACGCGGACGCGACCTACCAGCAGATCCTCTACCTGCTCGAGGGGATCATCGAGCCGGCGACGATTACCACGCCGACTAATGGCGTCTTGACCAGGCTCTGGACTTACGACCCTCCCTGGACGTCCGCGCCGGGGCAGCGCGTCTATACGCTCGAGTTCGGCGATGACCTGATCGCCTACACGATCGACACCTGTTACCTGGAGTCGATGCAGATGACGCTCGGCCTGGCTGCGCCGGTCAAGGTATCGAGCACCTTCAAGGGCTTCAACCGGACCGAGGAAGCGAAGACCGCGGCGCTCACGGTGCCGACGACGGAGACGATGATCTCCGGCATGGCGACGCTCTACATGGAGGACACCGGGGCGGCGATCTCCGGAGCCGCGCCGACCGAGATCGCGGACGTCCTGATCGACGGCCAGCTGACGATTAACTCCGGCCTGAAGGCGGAGCGGCGGCTCAACGGCGACCTCGGCCTGGCGGTCATCGCGCAGGACAGGCGGCAGATGATCGAGTTCACCGGGACGGCCGAGCTCAACAGCGACTCGGACGCCTGGGCCGGCCTCCTCGACGCGAACACCAAGAAGTTCTTCAAACTGCAGGTACAGGGCAGCCTGATCGAGTCGGTCACGCCGGACTACTTCCAGAAATTCGAAGTCATGTGGTGCGGCCGCTTCCGGAGCTTCGACCCGTTCGGCGAGCTCGCCGGCATCAACACGGTGCCGTTCTCGACTAACAGCGAGTTTGACTCGACCTGGGGCAAAGAGGCGCTGGTGAGGGTCCAGACGACGGTCACGACGCTGCCGTAGGAGGCCTGATGGAAACGAGTGAGCAGGCGGAGCAGGTAGGCCTCGGCAGGAAGCCGCAGCCGGCACCGAAGAAGTACACCACGATCGCCTTCGATGACATGGGCTACGAGGGCTGGGAGGCGCTCGTCTGGTACAACGCGCCGACCCGCTACTACGCCGAGATGTTCGATATCCGGGACAACCCGGAGAAGGCGATCAACCGCATCCTCGACGTCGTCGTGGAGTGGAACTTCATCGATGAGGACGGCGAGCCGGTACCGCATGACCTGGACGGGCTGAACAGCGGCGCGCTGCCGACGGAGATCCTGCAGGAGATGGTGCTGAGGGCGCGCAATGCCGCGAACGAGTACCGCGGCCTGGACCCTCGGATCGCCGGGAGATCATCGCCTACCTCTCCCGGCGATTCTTCGCCCGGGGGCGAAAGTCCGACGCCGACGCCATCGCCGTCCCTCGTGTCTTCAGCCGCTACCGGCTAGCCGAGCAGCTGCACCGCTGGCCCTGGACGTTGCCGGAGGACGAGATGGGGCTCGCTCGAACAGTGTTGGCAGCGCGCTACGGAGGCCAGCCGGAGGACTTCGAGGACGCGCCGTTAGGCGCGTTCGAGGAGATGGCTGAGATAGCACATTACGAGGAGCGGCTGCGAAACCTTGGCTCCTGGGAGCCGCCCGCCGCGCCTAGATAGCAGGGAGCCGGCGACGTGGCCGATCGTGACCTCCGGTTTCGAGTAAGCGCCAAGGACGACACTGGTGCCGTCCTCGTCTCCATCCGCGGTAAGCTCGGCGACCTGGACAAGGCGGCGGGCCAGGCCGCCGGCGGCTCCAATCTCCTGGGCGGTGCTTTAGGCAAAGTCTCGGCTATAGCCGGCGGTTTCACCGTTGGCGCAGCGCTCACGCAGCTTCCTGGGATCCTCATGGCCGGCGCGAAGGGCGCGGCCGCGGACGAGGCTGCGCTCGCCGCGCTTGACCAGGCGATAACCGCCGCCGGCGGGAGCGCCGAGGCTCTCCGCTCGCAGCGGGACGCGCTCATCTCCCAGGGTCAGCAGTTAGCCTTTACGGACGGCGAGATAACCGAGGCGCTCTCGACGCTTGTCCAGATGACCGGCTCGGCCGAGGAAGGCTTCAGCCGGCTCGGGCTAGCGCAGGACCTGGCGCGCGCAAAGAACATCTCACTGGCGCAGGCAGCGACGCTGGTCGGCAAGGTCAACGAGGAGACGGCGACAGGCCTATCTCGACTCGGCATCCAGATAAGTGCCACTGCGACAGAGACGGAGAAGCTCGCCGCCATCGAGGCGCAGGTTGGCGGGCAGGCCGGGGTCTATGCCGAGACTGCGGCCGGCAAGTACGCACTATTCCAGAATCAGCTGGTTGAACTCCAGGAGACAGTCGGCGGCGCATTGCTGCCGATCTTCGAGGCATTAGTCCCGATAATCGCCGCCGCCGGCGAGGCGATTACGCCGTTCGCCGAGGCGCTCGGCGACATTACCGGGACGAGCGTCAAGGTGATAACGGAGGCGCTCGGATTCCTGCAGGACATTTTTGACTCCCTGCCGGAGCCGCTTCAGAAGGTTATTGAGTTCCTCGGGAAGCTCGGCGTCGCCTTCGCGTCGCCGGTCGCCGGGATGGTGATCTTCAAGGAGGAGCTTCTCTCCGTCGCTGCAACAGTCATCGACGGCGTTGCCAGCATCCTCGACGCGCTCTCCTTTCTGGCTGACGCCTGGAATGAGACGGTAGGCCGGCTCCCGGGCGTCCCGGACATCAATCTGGACGAGGTCGCTGAGACGCTCCGTGGCTTTGCTGAGGACGTGCGCGGCGCATCCGGCGGATCAGAGGAATTAGCCGAAGGAATAGACGCCGTAGGGCAGTCGGCGGCTGGGGCCGCCGGGCCGCTAGCCGAGGTTGCGGATGGCGTTGCGGAATTGTTCGCTGCGGCCTCCGGAGATGCGCCCAAGAACCTCCAGGACATGGTGGGGAATGCCGAAGAACTTGCCGGTATCAAGTTCGACTCGTTCCTCGATGGATTGGTGGGGATCGAGAAACGCGCCAAGGAAGCGGAGATCGCTCAGCTAGAGCTACGGAAGGCGAGCGAGACAGATCCGGCAGTCATCCAGGGACTCGAAGACCAGATAACCAAACTCGAGGACGAGATAGACGCGCTCGGCCTGACAGAGGACGCGTGGCGGACGTGGTTCGACACGCTCGCGGACAACCGGACGACGCTCGGCGGGACTAATGAGGACGTTCTCCGGTTGCGGGACGCAATGATCGGCCTCGGCGATAAGACGGGCGGGGCAAACGAGACGATCGCGCTCGCCAACGATCTGATCTTCTTCATGGGTCCGCGCGCCGACGAGACGGGCGCGAAGTTGAACGACCTGGCGGAGGACGTCAATGCGACCACCGTCAAGGTGGACGACTTCGGCAACGCCGTCATCACGCTGCCAGACGGCAAGACGGTCACCATCTCCCTCAACGACCTGGCAACGGTGCCGCTTGAAGGCTTGAAGCTACTGATCGCCGGCGTCCCGCGGGACATCGTCATCCGTGCGAGTTACCAGGCTTCCGGACTGTCGGCGCTCAACGACTTGACCATGCCGCGTTCCGGCGGCGGCCTTGCTCCTGGCGTGGGACGTGCCGGAGGCCGCGGGCCGCTCGCCGGCCTCGAGGCGTTCGTCGCGACGGCCGAGGAGATAGGGCAGGCGATTCAGAACCTGCCGCAGCTAGGCGACGAGATAGCGGACGGCATTACCAATTTCATCGGGCTCGTCCAGGACGCGGTCTCGCTCGCTCCTGACCTGGTAGAGGCGCTCGACGTCCTGCCGGAGATCAGCGTCCCGCTCGAGCAGGACATACAGGAGTTCTTCGGAGCCGTCCTGAACCTGGGCTATATGGTGAGCCGGCTGCCGGGACTGGCCGACGAGATAAGCGGCGAAATCGGCAATTTCGTCGGCACGCTCGGAGACGCGCTCGGGCTGCTGCCGGACCTGGTCGAAGGCCTAGCAATCATTGACGAGGTAATCGTCCCGACCAACCTCGCGATCGCGCGGTTCACCGAGGCCATCCGCATCCTCGGTAACGCCGTCTCAAAGCTGCCTGGCCTCGGTGACGAGATCAGCAGCGATATCTCCAACTTCATCGGGACGACGGGCGACGCGCTCGGCACTATCCCGGACCTGGTGGAAGGCCTGGCGCTGATAGACGAGGTTATCCCGCCGTCCACGCTAGCGATGGCGCGCTTCACGGAGGCCATCCGGCTGATAGGCGGCTACGTCGCTAACCTGCCGGGACTCGGTGAGGATATAGCCGAGGACATCTCGAACTTCCTCGGCGTGACCGGCGACGCGCTCGGCCTCATGACTGACCTGGTCGAGGGACTGGATGCGCTGGACGGGTTGGGCCGGATATCGGTAATGAAGGTCCGCGCCTTCGCGGACGCGATCGAGCTTGTCGGCAACCAGTTCGCCGTCCTGCCGGGAATCGGCACGGAGATCGCCGAGGAGATACAGGCGTTTCTGGCCGTCGCCGGCGACGCGCTCTCCCTGATACCGGACGCCGTGGAAGGCTTCGCCGTCCTGCCGGACATCGTTGTCCCGATGGAGGACGACGTTCAGGCGTTCACGGACGGCCTGGTGGCTGCGGTCGACGCGCTGCTCACGTCCCTGGAGGAGGCCGGCATCAAGATCCGGATCGGCCTCAGCGAGCGCCTGCAGGCCTTTGCCGAGGCCGGCGGCGCGCTGTTCGAGGCGCTGCTCGGCTCGCTGGACTTTTTCTCGCGGTGGCAGGAAGCGCTCGATGTCATCCGCAAGAACGAAGAGCGGTTCACGCGCGTAGTCGACGAATTTACGGACCGCTTCGCCTACGTGGTCGAGCAGGCGATTCAAAAGATCCAGGCGCGGCTCACGCTGGACCAGGCCGAACTCGGCGAGGCGATAGCCAGCGCGGCCGGCGCGGTCTTCCAGGCCATCACTGCTGGCACGGACGCGATGAACGCGATCCTCGAAGGAACGCTGCCGGCCTTCCGTGACAACGTGACTGCGGTGATGGACGGCGTGGTCGCCGCTATCGAGATCATCAACACCTACGAGGGAGTGCTGACGCAGAACGCCGCGCTGGCGCAGACCCTGGTGGAGCAGGTAATGGCCATCCTGGAGCCGCTAGGCCTGCTCAGCGGTGCAGGTGGCGGCAGTAAGCCGGGAGCGCCTGGAGCGGGCGGAGCTGGGGGCGGCGGTGGTGGCGCAGGCCTGGATCTGGCAACGGCGCTTTACCGAGACAAGTCGACGCCGTGGTTACAGGTCATCTCCGAGCAGCTGGCCGATGGCATCGCCGTTAGCGGTGGCGGCACAGGCGGCGGGACGGCCGGAGGTGGTGGTGGTGGCGGCGGTACGCTGGCCGGCGCGCTCGCTCCCGGCTCTCCCGGCGGAACGGCTATCGCGTCGAGCGAGTGGGGCGACATGCTCCAGGTCCTGCTCGGTAATGTCCCGGAGCAGGCTAAGACGGGCAAGATCGGCCGGCTCCTGGAGGCGCTCGGCGGCGCAGAGGAACTAGAGCGCCTGCTGCGCCAGCTGGAGCCGGAGCCCGGCCCGCTTGCTGAGTTGTCGCCCTGGCACCGCCTGCTCGTAGAGGCAGCGGCTTTTAACCAGGAGTATCTAGCCTCCAGAGGATCAGGGACGCTTGAGTTTCCGCAGTACACGACGCCGCTCGAGATAACCCTCGTCATGCCTAACGGCGACGTTCTGGGCCGCGCCTCGACGGAGTGGCGCTCGACAGAGGCGCGTTTGCGGGGCTACCTGACATGACGCATGCCTTCCCGATCGAGATGAACGGCAACGACATCTCCGCGTATGTCGTCCCGGCCAGCCTCCGCATCCAGCGCGAATGGGGTAGCCGTAACGGGTACGCGGAGTTCATCGTCTCGAAGTACGGCAGCACCACGGGCTATTACGACCACCCGGAGGACGTGCCGAACATCCGCGCCTGGTGGCACATGCACGAGGCTTCCGGGAACCTCGCCGACGCGAGCGGTAACGGCAGGACGCTGACCGCGGTCGGGAGCGCGGTTTACGGACGGGCGGCGCTCCCGAAGGGCTACGGTGGGCGGTCCATCCGCTTCCAGGGAGACGGCGATTATTTTTCGTCCTCTGCCTCGGGACTCAAGTTCCTGGGCAACTTCACCTTCGGCGTCTGGATTCGCCTGTCCCTCGGGCAGATAGGCCTTACCGGCAAGCCGATCATGGGCAACTATGGCGGCGGCTCGAGCGACGGCTGGCGGGCGAAGATCATCAACACGGGAGCCGACTACCGGCTCTCGATGGAGGTTGCCGGCACCGGCTCGGACACCGTTGAGGTTGTCCTGAGCTCGGCGCTCGGCGACGCCAAGCCGCACTTCCTGGTCGTCACGTTTAACAACACGACGCGCGTGATGGAGGTCTGGCTGGATGGCGAGAGTCAGGGCACAGATACCTCGAGCGTGAGCTTCGCTGCTCCCGGCGGCGACTTCGTCCTCGGCTATTGGGACCCGTCGGTCTATTACGAGGGCCGGATGCAGGAGGCCTTCCTGTGCGACGCCGTCCTGGCGGACGCCGTTATCGAGGACCTTTACGCGCAGGGCTCGACGGTCACGTCGATCACGCGCCTGGAGAACCTGTCGGAGATCGTCATCTACGCAGACGACGGCACGGCGCGTTTCGGCGGCTATGCCTCGGCCGTCGTCCCGGTGAGCGAAGGGGCGCTCGACGCGGCGCAGAAAATAACCGTCATCGGCTGGGAGCGCAGGTTCGACAGCATCCGCGTTACCGGGCGCTGGTTCAACAACCGGACGGACGAGATCATCGCCGATATCTTCGCCTCGGACTCCCGGCTCACCGGTTACTCGCTGACCAAGGTCCGGCGCGGCCGGCAGGTTGACCAGTACGAGAAGGCGGACGCGAAGCTGTCGGACATCCTCGACCAACTAGCCGCCTGGGACGTCTTCACCTGGTTCGTGTCGGCGGACGGGACGCAGCTGGTCTATCAGCCGCTCTCCCTGCAGGTTAAGCGCCGCTGGTACGTGACCGACGACACCGACCAGATAGAGACGGATAGCTACGCGCATGCCGTCGAGAACTTCGACTTCGAGATGAGCCTGCTTGCTCCGCTGAGCAAGGTGATCGTCAAGGGCGGGACGAGGCTGCAGGACCTGAACCCGTACTCCCTGGACGCCGGGAGCGCGCAGTCCGGCGCGGAGTTCGGCGCGGACGTCGCCTACGTCATTCCGTTCGATATCGTCCCGCGCGCCGGCGAGGACGAGATCCGCGTCGAGATCAACGATGGCACCGGGACCAGCGCCGTCTGGAATTCGCTCGACTTCGGCCGCGTGGACCGGGATGAGCTCCTGATGAATGGCGGCGACAAAGAGGTCTTGTACAGCCCGTTAACGCGGATGTTCCTCTTCGACGAGACGGCGCGTCCGCCGTTCATTCTCCGCGGCTATGCCTGGCGCTTTTACGCGCAGAAGCGCATCGCGGTCAAGGCAATAGTCCGGGACGCGGCAGCGGAGGCGCGGCTGGGCGGGCTCTACGAAGACGTGATTGTGGATACGGCGATTCTGACCGAGGAGGATGCTTCCCGGCGCGGCCGGCAGGAGATAGCCAACCGGAGCAAGGAGCGGCCGAGCGTGCGCTTCGTCGCCAACTTCGAAATCGATGGGAATAGCAACCAGACGCCGGTTAAGATCGGCGACTTGCTCCACGTCATCAACCTGAAGCGCGGCCTGGACACCAGGGACGTCGGCGATGGCCTGCAGGTACAGCGCATCGTTTCCACTGTCCACCAGCACGGCGGTGGCAGTAGCCGGCACGAGGTCTTCGCCGGCTACTGGCCGAAGGACGACATCGACATGCAGTATCAGCTGAGCCGGCGCATCGAGCGCATCGAGGTCGACGACTTTTTTGACGCAGAGGAGGAGATCAACGTCATCGACTGGGGCTACGACGGCGACCCGAGCGACCGCGAGGGAGTCATGGTGATAACGGAGCCAACGTGGGGAATCACGCGGACCTAGGCGGGACGATCCTCCTGGACGGCTACTTTCGGATCGAGAGCTACGACGGCGAGCCGGAGTGGGAGTTCCGGAAGGCCGGCGGCGGGACGCTCGTTATTCCGTTCGTCACCGCGCCGGAAGTTACGCGGCTCTATAGGGACCTGGGCCAGCCGCTCGAGTTCGTCCGCATGCGCGGCCGGAAGCTCGACGAGGCACGCTATCCGAACCTGATCCTCAACGAAGGCCTGCAGCTGGTGGCGAAGTTCCTGGCGACGGAGAGCGTGACCGGCATCGGGAAGATGGAAATCTCGGATGGCAACGGGACGACGGTAGAGCCGGACGAGGACGACACGATCATCGCCGGCTCCACGAACCGCGCGCGCGTCACGGTTAACACTCCTTCCAGGAGCGGCGCGGAGATCACGATATCGGCTCCGTTCACGGCCGGTCAGTCCAACTACGTGGTCCGGGATATCGGCCTGTACGGGAACAGCACCTCCTCGACGTTCGGCGTCGGCGACATGCTCGACCACTCCTCCACGAGCTTCGATAACACCAGCCCGAACACGGCGCTCCTGATCTCCGGCGTCATCTCGATCCAGCGCAAGGGAGAGATCTAGATGCCGACGCGCGGGACGGGTTTCGAGGCGGACGTGAACACGAGCGGCGACGGCATCCTGTACGGTGGCCGGGCTGCCAGCGTCAACCTGCGCCTTCGCTCCACCAGGGATAGCACCAAGGGCTATGTGATGGTGCCGACCGGCGAAACGCTGAAGCCGGAAACCAACAGCGCGTTCATCCTGCCGCAGACCGGCGCTGGGGCACCGACGCACACGGCTCCCGAAGGTCAGGCCTACTGGGACACCACGAACAACGTTGCTTACGTGAACAACAGCGGTGGGTCTGGCGCGGGTGCCTGGACGCGCCAGGCAGCTTATTCGGAGATCACGTCTGTCTCGCCTTATGGCAGTGACGCGGCAGCCGTGGGCGACCCTGACGCTGGCGCGTCGGCGCTCTACGCCAGGGGCGACCACGTCCACGGCATCGAGCGCGGGGCGACCGTCGGGTCGCCCACCTATAATTCAGCGCCGTACTTCAACACCGACCACCACCTGTTCGGCGTCCGCGCCAACGGTCTTTATCGCCCGCTGCAACTGCTGACCTACGTTGACGACGACTTCATGACTGGCGCGACATCCGTCGGCTTTGCGGGCCGTGAAGGATGGACAACGACAGCCTTTGCGGCGGGCGGATCGGTCGCACTGGTTGGGCTATCGGGTCATCCGGGCATCTGCAAGATAAACAACCAGACGGTTAGTAACGGTGGCGCACGTGTAAGGCTGGGCGATAACGCTGATAACTGGGTGCTGGCTGGTGACGAATGGTTCGCCGCACTCATCAAGATCTCGGGCACGGCGTCATCGGCATCCAAATTCATGGTTGGCCTGGGCAACGCTCCAGCGTCCAGTGCTGCGGACACGAACGCGATCGGCTTCCAGGACAACAACAGCACCGCCATGCGCGGGTTCTGCATGGCAGCCAGTTCGCAGTCGAACACCGGGACGACGTTTAGCTACAGCGGCGACACCTGGTATTGGCTGGTTGCAAAGATGAACCTGTCGCTGATCACGTTCTACATACTCGACAACGACGGCGATACCCTATGGAACGACACGGTAAGCACAAATATCCCGACCGGCGATGCGTCGCCAACGTTGCGCTTCTGGACGACGAACAGCACCACCCGCGACATGTCGGTCGATTACTTCGGCATGGGCGGCGGCATTGGCCGTTCGTTCTGGAGAAAGTCCTGATGAGCAAGTTTCATCTCCGGACCCGCGGCGCGTTGGAAGTGAACAACCCACACACCCTAGAGATTGGTGCAGACGGCACCACCTATCAGGTCGCAGGACGCATCGACAGTCTGCGCGATCCTCGTCCTGACGTTCCATCCAAGCGTCACTCCATGCTTCCCTGCTGGCACGGTCAGGTCCAGTTCGACTCCGTGCGTGTGATAGGGGATGTCGCCACTCTCGACGGTCACTACGTGGACGAGGGCACTAAGTTCCGGTTCATCCTGCGCCTGGATAACGCCGGCAATATCCTCACTGGCAGCAACTTCGAACGCGTAGACATCTCCTCCTCGGAGGTGATCGAGGCCCAGGAGAACTGGCAGCACTACAAGGGTCTCAGCGGACGAAACGACCCGAGCGACCGGCTCGTGCATTCCTGCTGGCGGGACCGAATATGGGACGTCACCGTTACCGGAAGCTACGTGGACAACAAGCTGACGGCCGAAGTGTTCGGCGATTATCGCCTGGTCTAGGAGGTGATTGGTGGCTAACTTTCCCTACTGGCCGGCGCTCTTCCTCGCCGTCTGCATCGTCGTAGCTATTCTCGCCTGGGAGACGTGGAGCTAGGCATGCCGTTCAAAGATCCGGACCAAGGGCGCGCGTATCACAAGGTCTACCACATGGTGCCGCTCATCCGAGGCGGCGAACACTCGCCGGATAATGTCGTTCCCTGTTGTCAGTCCTGTAACTCGCGCAAGGGTCTGTGCTCAATGTTCACGATGGTGGTGGCATGAGTGGAGTAAAAGGTATAGACAGCAGTCATTGGCAGGGTGTGCCGTCCCTCGCGCAGATGGACTGCCTGTGGGGGCATGGTGCGCGTTTCTGGATAGTCGGCCTGCAGGACCCGGCCGTATTCATCCCGGCTATCAAGGCACTTCGCCTCCAGGGACGCTGGCGTATCGAGGCCTACGAGTATCTTTACCAGTCGCAGGGACCGGAGCAGATGGTGCGGACGAGCATCCACCAGCTGCAGGCCGGCGGCGTCCTGCAGGACGTGTGCAGGTTATGGCTCGATTACGAGAGCGGCGCAGAGATGTGGGGCGACGGCGAGGCAGACCAGGCATTGCACCTGGCGGACGTCTGCGAGAGCTACGGCCTGCCGTCCGGGATCTACTCGTCGCAGGGTTGGCTGGCCGGCAACATCTCGAGCGCTGCGCTTCACCGGCTCAGCGTCCTCGAGCTATGGCTGGCCTACTGGAACAACCAGCCGAACGAGTCGATGCCGTGGCCGGCTCCGCCGCTCTGGGGCTGGCAGACCTTCCACACGAAACAGTACAGCGGCGACCAGGGAAGCCTATGCGGGCTGACCGTCGATTGGAATTGGCGACCGGATAGCGTCTGGGACGCGGAGGAGGACGACTTGGCAACACCGGAGAGCCTGCTCGCGGCGGCGCGGGCGATGAACCGCGCGCAGTTGGGCGAACTCAACAACATCCTGCAGCAGGGAGTCATGTCCCTGGTCGGCGCGCCGTCTCCCGTCCAGGAGCCGGGGCTCTACGCGCACGATGACAACCAGTACCACGATCCAGGCGACCTGACGCGCGGGAGCTTCGACCACTGGATAAAGGACCAGGCCGAGGATGGCGGCGGCGGACCTGGTGGCGTGACAGAGCAGGAGGCGCGGCGGATGGCGCGCGAGGAGATAGCCAACTCCACGATAATGCCGAAGGGAGGCCTGGGATGAGCGGACAGCTGAAGATGGGCGGCGGCGTCGGAATGCGTATCAGGCGCGCCGGCGAGCAGCCGCGGGAAAGCAGATGGCAGCGAGTGCTGAGGAGGGTCAAGCGATGGTTTCGGACGTAATGATGCTCGGTGAGAAGGGATTCCCGGTGGTCACGGTCAAAGACGGCTGGGTGCCGGGCGAGCTAGCGGCGCGGCTCGCCCGCTACAACCCGCGGACCGAGTTGGGGCGCGTCATCCGGGACTGCTTCCAGTACCTGCCGCCGGCGATGGCCGGCGAGCTTCTGGACCGTGTGAGCAGCGTGGTTGTCCTGCAGTCGGCGCTGAGCATCCGCGTCCTGCGCGCCTGCAGCGAAAGCACCCATCCATTTCTAGACAATCGTGGCCGTTGCCTCGAGTGCCATAAATACGCCGTCGAGGACTGGGGCGAGGTCGGACACAAGGTCATCACGACGACAGGCGTGGGCTTCCTGGTGGACGCCTGGCAGGGGTCGACCGAGATGGAAAACATGAAGTACCACGGTCTCGGGACGGGCTCGACGGCAGAGGCGGCGAGCGATTCGGCGCTGGTGACGGAGTTAACGACCGAATATACCGGCAACGTGCGCGCCACCGGCTCGACCACCGAGGCGAGCGCGACCGTGTTTCGCTCAGTCGGCTCCAACCTGCTCGATGGCACGCCGGGCGCGGCGCTGCGCGAGCACGGGCTGTTCTCGGCGTCGTCTGCGGGCGTGCTCTGGGACCGGACGGTCTACGCGGCGATCACGCTGAGCTCAGGCGATACACTTGAAAGTACGTATGACATGTCAGCATCAAGTGGAGGTTAGTCTGTCATACAGACCGAGAATGGTTCAGGAGCTTCATTTGGGAGCGGTAGCCATCCAGCCAGGTTTTGTCGGCCTTGAGGCTCGGGACTCGCAGGCGGGCTATAAAGTCCAGTGCGAGGTCCGCCTGGGCGGTCTTGATCCGCATGTAAGGTCGGATCTGCTCCAACAACCCCGCTGCGGATTCGCCGTGCGTCTGCCAGAAATAGCCCTGCTGATGGTGACGGGCGAGACGCGGCTTGTTGTGAATCGCTCCCAGGCCCGTTACCTCAATCAACCACTCCAGGACGCCGCGGTGGGTGTTCGTGATGTTTACCCGCAGCGTCAAGCTCAGTTCCGACCGGCGGTAAAGCATGATGCTCCCCTCGCCGTCGATAAGCCCGGCGAGATAGGCCGCGTCCGTAGGCGAGAGTTGAACGCAAGTCCGGCTCGTCCGATAGCGGGCTGCCCGCTGGCACTCAAGGGAACAGAACCGCTGATAGCGATAAGTTCCTCCACTTCGCGGAACCTCAAACGATTTCGCGCAGGCCTCGCAGGTTTTCTCTAGGAGTGTTCGCATGTCGCGAGTTTACCACATCTTATCGACGTACGACATGACTGGTTCGACGGGCGGGTGAGCCGTGGCGCTGCTACCTGCAGGAAAGCTGCTCGTCCTCCAGGGCTACACGGTGGACCCGGCCGCGAACGGTATCCAGCTGCACTTCGTCTGCAGCGACCCCGGTCCGGGGCTGCCCACTGACTATTACCTGTTCATGCCGCACGACGAGCTCGAGGGCGCGACGAACCTGACGCAGCTGCGGACGCTGATTAACGGGCGCATTGACAGGTATATCGGGACGGACGCGGTGATTGACCGTGTGAACCAGATAACCGGGGAGACGTTCACGGTATGAGCGACTGGCCTGCGCCGACCTCGTATACCGGGCTGGAGGGCGGCTTCTACTCAACAGCGATGGCTTTGGCCTGCCTCAATGGGGTCGCGCCGACCAGTACTGCTTGGCCTTCGGCCAACCACGCCTTCTATATCCCCTGGCGCGTTCCCGTCCCGGTAACCGTCTACAAAATGGCGACTGGCTCAGGGGCGACGACGGGAAGCAACAACTTTGATGTCGGCATTTACGACTGCTTCGGCAACCGCCTGGTGAGTAGCGGCGCGACGGCAAAGGGTAACAGCGTCGAGCACATCATCGACGTGACGGACACGCGCATCGGGCCGGGACTGTATTACCTGGCGATGTCGGCGGACAACACGGGTAATTACGTGATGGTCACGCCGGCCGGCACGTCGCCTGTTCCGCTCCAAAAGGTGAGGCTGTACGGCGTCCTCCAGCAGGCATCGGCCTACACACTGCCGAATCCGGCGACGTTCGCAGCCTCGACACAAGTAACAATTCCATCCGTTAGCGTCTGGTTCAGGTACTACTGAGATGGACTGGCCCAATGTCGCTCTCCCGCCACCGGCAATCCTAACGCCGTACAGCCTGGACACGATGGGCCTTGCAGTAGGAGCCGGCACGGCAGGAAATGATCTCGGCAGCGCGGCATCGGGCTCCTGGTCGGTCAACAACAAGGCGTATTTCTACCCGTTCCGGCTCCAGTCCCATGCGGTTGCTTATCAACTGCTTTTCTGGGTAGGTGCCACATCATCCGGCAACATCGACGTTGGTATCTACGACTCGCAAAAGAATCTGGTTGTTTCGTCGGGCTCTACGGCGATGAGTGCCACCGTTAACACCGTGCAGGAACTTAACATCACGGACACCGCGCTGCCGCCCGGCGACTACCTGCTGGCGGGCGCATGTTCCACCACGGGCGGAACGTGCTTTCGAGTTGCCTCAAACGACGAATTGGCCCTAGCGTCCTATCCCGTTTACGAGCAGACTTTGGCGCTTGCGTTACCTAACCCCTGTACGCCTGTGGCTTGCACGGACACTGCGCCGATGCGCTGGGTAATCGGCATCCAGTTCGTGCCCACGTTCTAGGAGCCTGCGATGACGCTCTCCGCTCATGCCACCGGCACCCAGACCGCGACGGGCGGCGGCGTCGAGGACTTCCTGAGCTCGCCGAATGTCGCCGGCACGTTCCAGCTCTACGTGGACACTAACGCGATGGTGGCGGGCGACGTGCTGGAGCTAAAGGTGTATTGCATGGTGCTCACGGGCGGGACGCAGCGGGTGGCCTACTACCAGCGTTATGAAGGCGCGCAGCCGACGAACGACCTGATAAAGGTCAGCGTGCCGATCTCCACGGAGTTGGCGGAGACGAACGGCTTGCGCTTCTCGCTCACGCAGTCGGGCGCGGGTACCGACAAGAACTATCCCTGGAAGCTGCTCCGCTGGACGTGACCTAGATGGCCGCTCCCGGCATCCGCCACATCGAGATCCTGCTGCCGACGGCGGCAGGGATTACGGAGACCATCTCTCCCGGCGGGACGCTGACGACTGCCGGGGCGCTGACCGTCAAGGCCCAGCAGCGAGCCGGCCTGGGCGGGACGCTCAGCTCTGCAGGTTCCCTGGTCCGCAAGGCGACGCAGGCGCTTGCCGGCACGCTGACCTCGAGCGGCGCGCTGGTCCGCAAGGCGACGCAGTCCCTGGCGGGGTCGCTCGCGACGGCGGGCAGCCTGATCGTTTCGCGCGTGGTCACGCAGACCGGCGGCGGCACGTTGACCACGGCCGGCGCGCTGGCGGCGAAGGTCCTGCAGGTCTACGCGGGCACGCTCTCGACGTCGGGCGCTCTCGTCCTCGAGGCGGGCAAGGCGCTCGGCGGCACGCTGACCAGCGCTGGCGCTGTCGCCCTGCGCGTCCAGGCGGCGTTCTCAGGCACGCTCGGCACGGCGGGCAGTCTGACCGCCTCGCGGGTGCAGCGCATCGCCCTGGACGGCACGCTGGGCACCGCCGGCAGCCTGGCCGTCGAGGTCGCGCGCAGCCTGGCCGGGACGCTCGGGACGGCAGGGACGCTGGCGACCGATATCCAAAAGGCGCTCGCTGGCACGCTGGCCTCGAGCGGCTCGCTAGTCCGGCGGACCTCCAGGACGTTAGCCGGCACGCTGAGCACGAACGGCACACTCGCCGTCCGCGTGACGCAGAGCCTGGCAGGAACCCTCGCGACGTCCGGCGCGCTCGAAGTCCAGAAGCTGACCGGCATTTTCCACCAGGACGCAGCCGGCACGTTCAGCACTAACGGTTCGCTTGCCTGGAGAGTCCTGCAGGGATTAGGCGGGACGCTCGCTACGGCTGGAAGCCTGACGCGCCGCCTGGACCTGCATCTGGCGTTCTCCGGCACGCTTGGGCTGGCCGGCGACTTAGTGCGTCGGCTGGATCTCCATCTCAGCTTTGCCGGCACGCTGGCGACGGCCGGCTCCGTCATCCTCTCGCGCGTCCAGGGACTTGCCGTGGGAGGGACGCTGGCGACGGCCGGCGCGCTCGTCGTCTCCCGTGTCACCGCGCTCCAGGTCAGCGGCACGCTCGGGCTGGCCGGCGAGGCGACGCTGGTTGAGCCGGAGATAAGCAACCCTGCGCCGCCGGTCCTCCTCGAGGCCAGCTACCTGCCGCTCCTGGAGCTTGCCGCGGCGCATACTGCGACCATCAACCTGCAGGGACGGCTGACGCCTACGATCGCACTCCCGGCCAGCTACGAGCCGGAGGAACTACACGCCGGCAGCGCGGGAATTCTGGAGCTTACAGGGAGTTACGGGTAATGGCAGAGCAGGCGGATATCACGGCGGATGACGGCTGGTTCATCGGCGAGGACAAGACGCTCGAGTTTACGGTCCTGGAGGCGGACGGCTCGGCGCAGGACCTGAGCGGCTGGGCGATCGAGTGGGTGTTGAGGCGGGAGCCTGGCGGCAGCGCGCTCGTGACCAAGGAGGTCGGTTCCGGAATAACCGTCTCGACGCCGGCGAGCGGCGTCCTGCAGGTTGCGGTGGCCGACGTCGACACGGACCCGCTGCCGGCCGGCCGGTACTGGCACGCGCTGCGCCGGGCGGACAGCGGCACCGAGGCGGTCCTGGCCTACGGGCAGGTGGCGCTGCGGGCCCGCTAGCCGCTGGATTGCCTGCTGGTATAATCCGCGCGGTGGCTTAGCCATTTGCCGGTGCAGGGGCGGGTAGTGCGAGTACCCGCCCACTGCGTTGCACCAGAAGGGAGTGAGCCTTCCGATGCCCGTTGATCTCATCACCACAGGAGCGGGCGGGGCAATGCCCTGGCCGCTGAATTCCGGAGGCGGAGGCTAGCAGAGCCTCGCCTTTGCTGAGGAAATTCGCCCCGCTGGGCTTGCCGGCGGGAATGGTGGGCTTTGCCCTTGTGTTCATGGCCGTGTACGCAGCGCGGCCGGCAGAGTCTCCTCCCCGGGCCGTCCCCGGGCACATTGCGCAGGACGCCGCCCAACCGTCGACGACGCCCTGGCCGTCGTTGCTGACGGACGAGCGCGCAGCCAGGCCGCCGCAGGGACTGCTGAAGGTGGCGACCTGGACGCCTACTCCGACGGCTACACCGACGCCCACGGCAACTCCAACACCGGAGCCGACGTGGACGCCGGAGCCCGTGTACGTCTACGAGGAGCCGGAGTACGTGGCGCCAGCGCCGTCAGGGGACTGGCAGATTGCCGTCTGCTCGCTGGCCTGGTCCTGCAGCGAGGCGCTCTACGTCATAGCGCACGAGTCCGGCGGCAACATGTGGGCGACAAACCCGAGCTCAGGCGCCTGTGGGCTATTCCAGCTGCTGCCTTGCCCCGGCTACGACCTGCAGACGCAGCTGGCCGGAGCCTGGGCCAAGTACGTGGATGGCGGCTATTCGTTCTGGAGACATTGGTTCCAATGGTGGTGAGAACCTGAAGGGCGGTCAGCCTGCATCGTCGAAGAGCGCCCGTGCTTCCGCCATCATCTCCGTCGCATCATCCAGCAACTCGCCGCTGAGGTTGATGTCCTCCACCGTGCCGCCCGGCTCGAGGCCGGTCTGGAGGGCGGCCATCGATAGGTCCAGCGTGGCGACCGCTTCCTCGATTGCCGTGTCCGCTTCCTCAAATTCAGGCAAGTCCGGCTCCAGGGCGCTGACTACTCCGGTCTGAGCGGAGACTTCCTGAGCCTTGGCAAGCAGGTCATTTACTGCCTGGTCAGGATCCTCAGCACTGGCGATATCGCTGGCCATCTCATCCACGTCGTTCATCAGGTCGCTGAGCGTGTCCAGCTCCTCTTCCATCTGTTCCTGGTAAGACGAGGCGGCGGAGTCGTCACTGTCGGCGCTGCTATCGTCGTCGTCGCTGCTGCAGGCTGCCCCGAATAGAGTGAGGCCTAGAATCACGGTGCCCAAAATAGAAATGCGCATATCTCATCTCCTCTGAGAAATAGGGTTGGGGGGAATGGGGCCTCAGCCGGTGACGGTCTGGAGGCCGAGGGTTTCCAGTTCGGCCTGGAGGGCGCCGTTGCCGGCGTCGGCCTGCTGGCGCGCTATCTGGTGCAACTGCACCAGCCGCTCGAGGTAACGGCCGACGGTGAGGCCGCGAACGGCGGCGGCGTGTTTGATTTCCTCGACAGCGTCGCTATCGATGTTGCGGACATTGAGCGTGGTGTCGGACATGGCGGCTCCTTGCTCTTGTTATCCCAAGGCTACATCAGGATACCGCAGGATAGCAAGGCGAGCACGCGGCCGTGTCAATCAGGCGACACCGGCTGTCGCGAGATAGGTGCTATAGTGCCCCTGCTGTACAGAACAAGCGTTCTAAGGAACGTGAGGGAGGGATAGTGGCCGAGCGAACGTACGTCGTCATCGTGAAGTCCTCAGACCGGCGGCGCCTGAAGCGCGACCTGTCGCTCTGCGGCCAGATTGTCTTGGGGCCTGCGTACCTTCCTGCTCGCGCCGAAACACGAGTAATTGCGTGTGTACAAGCAAGTACTCCTGATCGTCGGGGTCCAGCCGCAGATAGTAGTCGAGAAATTCCGGGGGCAGCTTAGCGCCTGGATCGAGGTCGAGCTTTACGTCGAGGACAAGCTCGAACAGGCGCGACTTCGACAGCCCGAGCTGATCGCCCAGCGCGACGATCTGATCCATGTCCGGACGGAGCTTCCCGACCTCCCACCGGCTGAGAATCGAACGGTCGACGCCCAGGCGCTCCGCAAGTTGCTCCTGCGTGAGCCTCCGTTGAACACGGGCCTGGCGGACGTAGCGGCCGAAATCCTCGAGCACCAGAAAAGATTATGTGCGCTGTGTGCACTCCGCTCGAAAGATGAGGGTTGACAGCGCGGACGCACCGTGCACATACTCGTGCACATGGCACACGGTACCAAGACGGCCGGGCACCTGTCGGCGGCGGACTCGACTCCGAAGGGCGTCCGGCTGCCGAAGTGGCTCTGGGCCGCGATCGATGCTGAGGCGGCCGCTCTGCAGATGACCCGTAACGAGATACTGTTCCTGCGCCTGCGGCAGGTTTTTCCTGTGCCCGCTGATGTGCAGAGCAAGCCCGCAGTCGTGTTAAATGCGAACACCATCGACATGGAGCTCGTTTGATGCCGCGGATCAGCAGGGAGGACCTGCAGACGCGGCTGGAAGGCCTCCGCGAGCGCGCCCACCTGGACCTGGCCTTCGCGATGGAGAGCTACCGGGAAACGATGAACGAGACGGACAGCCTGTGGAGCCTGCTCCTGGGCGAGGAACCTCCGGCGAGCCGGCTGAAATCGCTCACTGGTAAGGCCACGACGCAGGCGACGTCCCGGCAGCTGCCCCTGGCGAGGGCGCTCGAGGAGAGCGCATGAGAGTCCCGGCCTGACAGCGGGGCAGTGCCCTGAGTGCGGTGACGAAAGCAAATGAAAGCCGCTCGCCTCTTGCAGTAGACGAGCGGCAGGCGTCCTACAGAGGGACTGCTTCCGAAGTGAACAATAACACACACGGTTTCACACGAGTAACCCGCCGAGTCCATGACCGGGACGCCCAGGGCAACCTGCGCGGCGAGCGCCCGGGCGGCAGCGAATACATCAACCTGGCGCTGGTCGCCCGCATCGTCGACGCCGGGACGGCGGGCTCGGTCATCGTCTTCCAGGACCTGGACGGCTGGGACGCCCGCTACCGCCATGCACTCGACGTCTACGAGTCGCCGGCGGAAATCCTCGCCGGCCTCGAGGCGCCGCCCGCTCTGCCGGACTCGGCGACCCTCTGCGACTGCGGCATCGACCGCGCCGACTACAACGACGATTGCCCGCGCTGCGATCCGCGGACCGAGGCAGCGCTGTGAGCGCCCACGCCATCGAGCGTGTTGACGGTAGCGCGCGTTGCGCGCGCCCGAGCGCGAGGTTCACGGCGCTGCACGGCGGGCAATGCCCGTCGCTGGCCGGCTACCGGGTGGACGGGCGGCTGGTCTGCGCGCGCCACGCGAAGGTGTTCATCGCCTGCCGGGGCGCCTGCCGCGGCCACCAGTGGCCGGAGCCGCTTGAAGTGCGACCGTCGTGACTAAGACAGAACAGGCGCGGGCGTTACTCCTGGCGCGCTATCCATGCGCCCAGGTTCCGACGGGCGGGCTCGCGGCAATTGCGTCGGAGCTGGGGGTCAGCCGGGAGCTCGTCCGCCAGCAGGCGGCACGCCTGGGCATGAAGTGGCGGGCCAGGCCAGCGTCCCCGGCGCTCTATACATGCGCGTGTGGGCGGCTCAAGTCTGGTCCGGCGCTCTGCGCTGAATGTCGCTGGGTCACGCTGCCGTGCGCGACCTGTGGCATCCCGGTAAAGCGCAGCGCGGCGAGGCTGGCATACGAAACTCAGCGCGGCTATAGCCAAGGGCTGGTCTATTGCTCCCGGAGTTGTTTTCTCGACCGCCCCACGCACAACCGGGGGTTCGAGGGTGCATGCGTGGTCAAGAAAGTCTGTCCTCACGGGGCTCCGTCCATGCGTCTGTCGGCGCGCGGAGTTCTCTATTGCTGTTGCAGGGGACGGGGCGGATGAACCTGGCGGATATGGAGGCGTGGTTCTGGCAAGAGTCGCCTACCGGCTGGTGGGAACTTCACTTCGACTTCTCTTACCCCGCTGTCGATGCCATCAAATCCATCCCGCCGGAGCACGAGGCGACGAAATCTGAATGACCACCTGCAGCGCGTGGACAGAGGCCCGGCTGCGTGCCGCCCAGGACAGAGGCACGCGCTGCCTGGCGGTGCGTCGCATCATGCGGCAGCACACGTCGCACGAGCTCTGGGGCGTCTACCCGGGCGGGGAGCGCTACGTCATAGCCGGCGGCGACGTCCTGCCGCTCGCCGACTACGTGGCGCGGCACGGCGAGGGTGAGTGGGCATGGTTCCGCCCCCACTCGCCCCTCCCGGCGGACGGGCCCGTCTACTTCGTCCGCTACTTCGACCCGGAGACGGAGGAGCCGCAGCGCTGCGGGTCGAAGCACAACTGCGCGCGCTCGGCGGACATCGTCGAGCCGCGCCCGCTCTGCCTCGGGCACGGCGGGCGGATGATCGAGCGGAACCTCGAGGAGCGGTTGTCCCGGTCGAGTGGCCGGGACTCGGACGTTGGCCGGCCTCCCGCCACAGCGCCCGAGTCTCCCGGCCACGCGCCCGAGACTTGCGAATGCGGGCATGGTTTCACCGACCACGTTCTCGGAAGCGAATCCAACCAGGGTTGCGAGGTCTGCGCCTGTGACCTATCGCGCGGAGTTGCCGAAAGCCGCGCGGCGGCAGCGGAAGAAGCGGCACTCGATATACCGAGCAAGAAGCTGCGCCGCTTCAGCCATTCAGCAATCAGCGAGTACCTCACCTGCCCGCGGCGCTTCTACTTCCGCTACGTCGAGGACCTGCCGGCGCGCGCCTCGGGCGCCCTGGTCAAGGGGACGGCCTGCGACCGCGCCTGGTCCTACGACCTGCAGCAGAAGATAGCGAGCGGCGTCGACCTGCCGGAAGACGAGCTGCTCGAGCGCACGGAGCAGTCGTTCCGTGACGACGTGAAGGAGCGCGGCGGCAAGGCGGAGGTCGATTGGGGCAACGATGAGGGTCCGCGCAGGGCGCTGGACTCGGCGCTGGCGATGAGCCGGCAATGGCTGGCGAGGCTGGCGCCGAAGATCCGGCCCGAAGCGGTCCAGGTCGAGCGGCACGTGACCCTGCCGTCGGGCCGCGATTTCATCGGCTACTACGACTGGATGGGACAGTTCGATGGCCGCGTTGCGATCGGGGATAACAAGACTGCCCGGCGGCGGATGAGCCAGGAGCAGGCGGACAAAAACCTGCAGCCGACGGCCTACGCCTACCTCGCCGGGGCGCCGATTACCTTCGTGTTCGCCCGGGCCATCGACACCGGGGCGAGCAGCTACTCGGAGGCCGTGGTCACGACCCGCTCTGCGGAGGAAATCGCCTGGTACGGCGACCTGGCCCTCGAGGTCGAGAAGGCGATGGTCGCCAATGTCTACCCGGTCAACCCGTCCTCGAACCTCTGCAGTAAGAGCTACTGCACCTACTGGGGCGTCTGTCCAGTCGGAAGGGCACGGACCGTACACGCGACCTGAGCCTCGCGCTTGTTGCCTGCCGGCAACCAGGGCGACTTCAGGCCCGGAGACGAAACAAGGAGAAAGCGAAATGGTGAAGAGCTACGGCAAGGTGCGCGTTGGGGCAGGGCTTCCCCAGATCGAGGAGGGCACCTACAACGCGCAGATCAACGACATCAACGACACGGAGAACAAGCGCTACGGCGGCGAGCAATACGTCGTCGAGTGGGCGCTGGCCGACCTCGAGAAGGAGGACGGCTCGCCGTTCACGCTCGTGCAGTGGGTGAACATCCCGGACGGCCTGGACGCCGGCGAGCTCAACCCGGACTCGAACCTCTTCAAGCTGATGGAGGCGATCGGCTGCGACATGGAGGAGCCGGACGTTTCGCCGCAGAAGTGGCTGGGCAAGAAGGCGCGGATCTGGATTGAAAACAAGGTGGTGAAGGAAGGCGACAACGCGGGGCAGGTGCGTCCACGCATCGTCAAGGTCACGTCCCTGAAGAAGGGCGGACCGGCACGCCGGGAGGAGCGCGAGCCTGTCGGCGCCGGCGCGAAGGCCGCGGCGCGCCCGGCCGTCGATGATGACGAAGATTTCTAGGCTGATTTAACGTCCTCACCCTGTCCGCCAGGCGGCTGGCGGGCGGGGAGGGCGAGCGTCCCGGCCGGCGGGTCCACCTCGCCGGGCTCGGCCGGCCGGACGTAAATCGCCCTCCCTGCCGGAAACAGGTGAGGTGGCCATACAGGACGGGGACGCCTGATGGACGACGAGCTGGTCAAGCAGTTTGCGGCGCTCTTCCGCGGCCGCAGGGACGCGTACGGACTGAGGACAGGAATGACGGTCAAGGAGCCAGTCGGCAGGTCGACCTACCGGGCCCACCTCGAGGGCCGGGAGGCCATTGGCATCTTCCCAGTGACCGATGACGGGACCTGCCACTTTGCCGCCGTCGACTTCGACCGCGTCCGCGGCAACTTCACGCCGCAGGAGATTGATTCCCTGGCCCTGCACGACGCCGGGCTCTTCATGGAGCAGTGCGACCGCTTCGGCCTCAACCGGCTGTGGCTCGAGCGCAGCCGGCGCAAGGGCTGCCACGTCTGGGTGTTCTTCGACGGCGCGGTCAAGGCGGCAGAGATCCGGCGGGTGTTCAGCGCCGCCCTGGCGGCCGCGGGCATTACGCAGTACGAGCTCTTCCCCAAGCAGGACACGGTCTATCCCGAACTGGAGCCTCTCGTTGACAAAACCTTGCAAGACCTGCGGCACCTTATTTCGAGCTCACCCGAAGGGGCTGGCCAATTGCCCGCTGCATCGGCGAGCAAGGAAGCCGAACGGTGGAATGATTCAGAAACCGTGTCAGGTTTGCGGCGTACTGTTCGAGACGGAAGCCAGCCGGACACGCTTCAAGACGACATGTCCCGTTCATCACCGTGGGGGGTACACGCGCGATCGACATTACTGGTGGAAGGGTGGTCGAGAGCAACGGGGGAACGGTTATATCGGGATCTTGTTACCGGGCCACCCTATGTCCGACAGCAAAGGGGTCGTTTTGGAGCATCGCCTGGTAGCGAGTCAGATGCTAGGACGGCTTTTGACAGGGGACGAAATCGTGCATCACAAGGACCACAACCGAGCGAACAACTCACCCGACAATTTGCAGATATTGTCGAGAGTCGAGCACTCGCGGTTGCACAGATTAAATCCACCCCACGCTTCGGAAACTATTTGAATCTCCCCTACCCCGGCGGGAACAATGACGCCGGGCGGCAGATGATGCTCGACCGGGCGACGCACGCGCCGGTCCTGCTGCTCGACTTCCTCAAGCTGGTCGAGCGTTTCCCCGCCGGCAGCCTCGGGCTGGTGCTCGACGAGCTGCCGGAGCAGCAGGACAGCGGGCCGCGCAGTTTCGGCCGGGTGAGGGTCGGCGGTGGCGGGCGCTCGAGCTGGTATCCCTGCACGGCGCCGTTGCTCAACGTCAACCTGCACGACGGCGGCGGCCGCAACGAGCTGGCGCTCGTGCTGGCCCGCCGGCTGCAGGCCTCGCCCCTGAGCGGGGCGGCGAAGGCGATTTACGACCAGTGGAACCAGGGCAACACGCCGCCGCTGTCGGAGCACGAGGCGGACCGCACCTGGGACTCTGCCGAACGTTACCAGGGGATGTTCTGCGAGAAGGTCCGCGAATGGCAGGGCGACGAGAGCGAGGTCATCCGCGCGACCTGCGTGGAGTCCTGCGCAATTCATCCCTCGAAGGGAATCGGCAGCTATCGCAGGCTGCGCAAGGAGCAGACGGACCCGCCGACCTACTATCTGGCGATCGGCGGCGAAGACACCCGCCTGACGGCCAACGAGCTATGGCGGCACTCGGAGCTCTGCCGGGCTGTGATGACGCAGATCGACCGCGTCGTCCCGCCGATGAAGGACGCGCGCTGGCGGGACATCCTGCAGCAGCTGCTAGACGACATCCAGGTCCTGCAGGTACCGGCAGAGATGACGCCGCGTGGCGAGCTCTGGTCGGCGATGTGCGACTGGTTCAGCGGCTCGTCCGAGCACGAGGAGGACATCGAGGCGAAGCCGGTGCAGCGGGACGAGCATATCTACTTCAAGTTACGCGGGCTGGGCGCCTTCCTGCGCCGCCAGGGCCTGAATCCAAAACGGGATGTTATGTGGGCGGTCCTCAAGGATCGTGGCGGTTGTAACGGCACGAGCAGATTCGCAGGCGTTGTGCACCGTGTTTGGTGGCTGCCAGCGGTGGAGTTTTCCGAGCAGACGTTACAGGACGAGCCGTTTTTAGATTCCCGTAACGCTTTAACTCGTAACGCGCGAAAAATTTCCGAGAACGATTTCTGAAAATGGCGTTACAAACGTTACTGACGTTCCGTAATAAATCAGGCCTCGGTCGAAGACTTTCCGAACCGGCGATGAGACTGCACGGGCTCACCCGGAGGCATGCCGAGGAGCCGCCTGATCACGGCATTCGGCCTCTCTTCACCGGGCTGCGCCTGCCGGTCAAGCTCCTCGTAAACGTCCTCGTCAACCCTGATCACGATCGACATCGCTGCCCTCCTGTATCGGGTGTAACAACGATACCAGTCACGGGGATATACGAGTGACCGGTCCTCTCTTCAGCCATCCGAAGGCGCTCAAGATCTTCGGGCCGGCGGGCGCGGGCAAGACGCACGAGCTGGTCAACATCCTCGGCGAGCACGTTGCCGAGGAGGACTTCGACCTGCTGGACGGGATCATCGTTTCGTTCACCCGAGCGGCCGCCTACGACATAGCCAGGCGGGCCAACTCGGACCGCGCGCCGGGGCGCTACCACACGACGCTGCACGCGCTCTGCAAGCGCTACTACGGCTTTGAGGGCGAGATAGCGGATCTCCGGCTCAAGGAGTTCTTCAAGCAGGAGAACATCCCCTACGTCCCGGGGCGCGTCGGTGACGGCGAGGAGTGGGCGGCGAGCGACGCCTGGACAAAGAGCGAGGGCGGCCAGCTGATGGCCTTCTTTTCGCTCTGCCGCAACCAGTTTCTCTCCATCGAGGAGGGACGGCGGCTTTATCCGCCGGGCGCCGGCGCCGAGCACTGGTGGGTGGGCAAAGGACTGGAGTCGGTCTGGAGCCGCTACCTGGCGTGGAAGCGCGAGAACGATCTCTACGACTTTACGGACATGCTCGAGTATGCGGTCGCCAACCCGCCGCAGCGGTCGCGCTGGGCGTTCTTCGTCCTGGACGAAGGGCAGGACGCCAGCCCGCTCCAATGGGCGGTGGCGCAGTCCTTCGCGGCGCGCGCCGAGGTCGTCTATCTCGCCGGGGATGACGACCAGGCCATTTACCAGTGGTTAGGGGCATCGCCGCGCGAGTTCCTCGAGGCGGCGACGTCACTCACAGACATCCTGCACGTCAATCACCGCTCCGGGCGGGCGATCGTCGACCGCGCCCAGGAGTTCATCCGCAAGAACAGGCAGCGCCAGGACAAGGCGACCATGGCAACCCGCGACGGCGGGGTTATCACGACCGTGGACATGCCGGACCTGGACATCAATGAATCAACCTTCGTGATGGCGCGGGCGCACTACGTGAACGAGCCGCTGATGCTCGAGCTGACGCGGCAGGGCTTTCCTTTCGTCGACAAGCGCGGCAAGTACGGCGTCAACGGCAAGGCTGCGACCGCCTACCACCGCTTTCTCTCCCTATATAGGGGCCAGGCAATCACTCTCGACGAGCTGCGCCTGCTGTACGACGCCATTCCCTCGGCCGGCCCGTGGCTCTCACGCGGCATCAAGAAGCGGCTCCGGGAGATGGACAAGGAGCAGCTGCGCTCGACGCACGTGCGCCTGTCCGACCTCACGAGCTACGGGGCAATGGAGCAGCTGGTCGACGCGGTCCGCGCCGAGGACGTGAAGCCGCTCGGCCGGCTCGGGCCGGAGGGGCAGGAGCGCCTGCAGTACCTGCGCAACGTGGAGCGCCGCTGCGGCGTGGACTTCCTGGATGAGCGGCGGGCCGCCCAGGTCTGCAGCGTGGGGCCCGTTCATTCTTTTAAGGGGCTCGAGGCCGACCACGCCGTGATCCACGAGGCCTGGTCGCCGGCGGCGCTCAGGGAGGCCTCCATCGACCCCGAGCCGGAGAGAAGGGTCGCCTACGTCGCAATGACGCGCGCGAAGGACCGGATCACGTTTGTTCCAGGGCGCTGGGATCACGACTACAAGACGGTGCTATAGATGGTTGAGCTGAAGAGAACGTCGGCCGCGGTCGCCGAGCCCGAGCCGGAGACTTCCGAGGCGGACCGCGAGTTCGAGGAGGCGGTCGCCTACTTTCACAAGCCGGACGACGTCGACCCCGCGCTCAAGCGAAAGTTGGCGCCGGTCGCTGCCAAGCAGCTCGAGGAGCTGCGCGCCCAGGCGGTAGCAAACATCCAGCGGCTCGGCAAAGGCGCCGCGCGGTGGGCGGAGAAGGGCTGGGAGTGGGAAGAGCCGGACTGGAGCGAGAGCCCGGAGAGCTGGCCACCGGTCGCGAAGATACTCTACCTGCTCGTCCTGGTCGACGTGCTGCGGGACAAGATTTCGATGCTGCGCTATTACGCGGCCTGGCCGGAGTGGTGCCCGGAGTGCCACCCGGGCGAAAAGCGCGAGAAGGGTTATCGCGGCACGGCCTGCATCGTCCACTGGCCGGTCGCCAGGGCGGTCCGGCAGCGTGCGGCCGACTTCCTCGGTGTGGAGTTCCCGGAGGAGTTCGAGGATGCCTAAGACGCTCACGCACCCGGTCCTCTCCGAACGAGAGTTTCAAGAGCAGGTCATGCAGCTCGCAAAGCTAACCGGCTGGGCCTGTTATCACACCTGGCTCTCGGTGCGTTCGACGGCCGGTTTCCCAGACCTGGTCCTCGTCCGGCCGCCACGCGTTTTGTTCGTCGAGCTGAAGACTGAAGGAGGAAAGGTCACGACGGCGCAGCGAGATTGGATGTTGAACCTTGGCGCCTGTCCCGGCGTCGAGGTCAAGCTATGGTGGCCGTCGGACTGGAATGACGTCGAGGAGACGCTGAAGCGATGACGCACCTGACGCGGGCCGGATTGGAGCGGGAGCTAGAGCTTCAGCGGGAGGATCTCTATCGGGTAGCCGCGCTCTTTCGCAAGGGCGACAAGCCCCTCCAGTCCTTGCGCCTACGCATCCGTCGCTACGGAGCCGCCTGCCGTGCGCTGGGCGAGTACGACGGGCGGGAGCAGGCGGGCAGCGACCGGGCCGACGCCATCCACGCCGCCTACGCGCTGGGCTTCGAGAAGGGCAAGGCTGTGGGGCGAGAGGAAGAGGAGCAGGAGGGCGGGCGCGGATGAGCAACTACCCGTGGACGCCCGGCCCTTGGGTTGCTGATCGCCCCGAGGTCTGCGGGCCAGAATCAGACTTCGGCGTCTGGACAGAGGACGCAGGGCCGATCTGCTACGTGGGCGATCCCTACGAACGCGGAGATAATAACCCGGTCGAAAACATGCGCCTGATCGCCGCCGCCCCCGACCTGTATGCGGCCCTCGACGCTCTGCTCGGCTGCGACAGCGTATGCGACTTCCACCGGCAACTTGCCACCGCCGCCATGCGCAAGGCCATCGACCCCGACGAGGCCCCCGCACCGTGAGCGAGCCGCGCGAGGTAATGACGCTGCCCCAGGTCTGCGAGTACCTGGCCATCTCGCCAAAGACTTGCCGCGCCTGGATGGCTGACGAAGGGCTGCCGTCCTTCACCGTCGGCTCGCTCCGCCGCTTCCTTAAGGCCGCCCTCGACGAATGGCTTGCTGAGCGCCAGCGAATCGCCAAACTAGCCACAGAGGTGGAACCATGCGAGTCGTCAGGAACCGCTACGGCGGCTGGGACGCCATCGAGGAGGCCCCTGGCCGTGGTCAGCGCCGGCGAATCGTCCGCTCTGGCCGCACCCAGCGCGAGGCCAAAGAGCGACTCCGCGAAGCCGTGGGAGTCCCGCTGGGAAGCGGCACGCCGCTAGCCGACTACCTGCGCGAGTGGCTGCGCAGCAAGGAGCGCGCCCTGGCGCCGGGCACTTTCCGCAGCTACGAGCAGAAGCTCCGCACGGGTATCGTCCCGGTGCTCGGCGACGTCCGGCTGCGCGACCTCTCGGCGCCCATGATCGAGGAAGCCCTGGCCTTGATGCCGCAGAGTCAGCGCACGATCCACAGCACGAAGGCGGTCCTCTCCACGGCCCTGCGCGCGGCGGTCAAGAAGAAGCTGATCGCCTCGAATCCCTGCGATGGCGTGGAGGGAGTCGTCCGCGGGCCACGGCCCGAGATTGTCTACCTAACGCTTGACCAGGCAGCAGCGCTCCTCGAGACCTGCGAGGCACGAGATGACGCTTACGGCGACCTGGTGGCGCTCGCCCTGCTCACGGGCATGCGCAAGGGCGAACTGCTAGGGCTGCGCTGGGGCGACGTCCGCCCTGCCGCGCTGCTTATCCAGCGCTCGCGCGTAGATGCGCCGGGCGGACTCCTCGAGAAAGCGCCGAAGTCGAAGGCCGGCGTCCGTGCTGTACCGCTAGGTCCTGCAGGAAAAGCGACTCTCGCCCGCGCTCGAGCCCGCCTGGTAGCCGCGCCGCTGCCCACGGCCTACGTGTTCGACCTGCACTCCACGCAGCTCCAGAAGCACTTCAAGCGCATCCTCAGGCAGGCAGGACTTCCCTCCGTTCGCCTCCACGATCTGCGCCACACAGCCGCCACGCAGCTCGGCGCCGTAACCGACATCAAGACGATCCAAACGCACCTCGGGCACAGCTCGATCGGCGTGACGGGCGACATGTACATGCACGCCGTGACCGCCCACGCGGTCGCCGCGGTGGAGGCTTACGAGGCGCTCCTGCAGGAATTCCGGCATGGCGGCGGCATGGCGAACGCCGCAGACATAGGCTAATCTCGTGAATCTGAATCTGAGGCGCCAGCTGCGAATGGTGGGCGGTGGGGGACTCGAACCCGCGAGAGCCCTATCTGCCCGCTATTGCCCGAATCTACTACACCCGGCAAGAGCGCTCCAGAGCGGCATAGTTTCGCCGAGTTTCGGCATGGGCGCGGCATGGCGGCCGCTGGCTGGTGTTGCCCTGGTGCTGGCCCTTGCTACCTGCCCGGCTGCCAACGCTGACGCGGGAGAGCCGCGCCCCACCTGGGCGACGGGCGCCGTGACCTACTACTTCAACCCGTCCGGCTACGTGGGGGATTTGACGCTCGGCGAGTTAGAGGCGGCCATTGTGGAAGGGCTGGCCGTATGGAACGACCGCGCTGCCTTCGAGCACGCCTACGGCGGGCTGACCGACGCGCCCGCCGACACCCACGACGGCGTGAACGTGATCGCCTTCGGCGAAGTGGGGAACATCGCGGGCGCCCGCTCTCGCGAGGCGGACGGCTGGATAACCGAGACGGACATCACTCTGCGGGCGAACATCCCCTTCAGCATCGGCGGCTGGTACGACCTTGCCTTCGTGGTCGCTCACGAAGCGGGCCACGGCCTCGGGCTGAGCCACACGGACACGTACCCCTGCGACACTCGCGAGGACCGCGCCGTCATGTGTGAGGGCTACGCCTTTGACCCGGAGTGGGCCATTCACCCTGACGACGTCAGGCGCTTGCGCGACCTGTACCTGCCGGAGTTCGCCAGATGAACGCGCCTTCCTACAGCCTGGACGCGGCCGGCTAAGGTCCGGCATGGCTGGCCGTCCTCGCCGCAAGGTCTACCGGCCGGACGAGGCGGCGCTCGTCCTCGGCATCAGTCGCGCCGCCGTCCTCAAACTCCTCCACAACGGCGAGCTGCAAAGCGTTAAGGTCGGCCGCACGCGGCTCATCCCCGAGGCCAGCCTGCGCGCGCTCATCGCCAGGCTTGCCAGCTAAACGCGACCCTCTCGTTACGGCCAGCGGAAAATCCCTATCTATACGCGCACGCGTAATGTAACGACTCCTCGCGCGCGCGCGCGTTGCGTGCGTGTATATATAGGAATGCCGCAAGCTCCCTCGCGCCCATGCTCTAACGCCAGCTGTCCCAACCTACAGCCCTGCCCGGTCCACAAGCGTTCTCGCACGCACGACAATGCCCTGGTCGGTGGCTCTGGCTGGAAGTGGCAGCGCACCCGCGAGCGCATCCTTGCCCGCGACAACTACTGGTGCCGCTGCCTGCACCGCTTTGGTTGCGCGGCCAGCTGCTCGGGCGTCGCCACGCAGGTCGACCACATCGTCGAGCTCGCCGACGGCGGCGTCACCGCGGACGAAAACCTATGCTCTATGTGTTATAATTGTCACCAGAAAAAGACTAACCAGAGTAGGCGGATGCGTAGTGGCAGTCCCGATCAAGATCGAGGCCGGTGATAGGTTTGGGCGGTGGGTAATTACGGAAGGGCGGGAGAACCCGAAGAGCCGCGCGATTCGAGCTCGGTGCGACTGCGGAACTGAGAAGACCGTCGATCTACACCATCTCCGTTACGGAAAGTCGCAGTCGTGTGGCTGCCTCGCAGTTGAACTCGCATCTGCTCGGGCCAAACACGGGCTCAGCCCTCACGGAGTTGGGGATCGGCGGGCTCAGGGTCATCCTCTTTACGCGACATGGAACGGAATGAAACAGCGCTGCACTAATCCGAAAAACAATAGGTACCCTGGCTATGGAGGCCGAGGGATCGTTGTTTGCGATCGCTGGATGTCTTCTTTCGAGGCCTTCATTGCCGACATGGGCGAACGCCCTGCGGGTCAATCGTTGGATCGTATTGATAACGATGGACCGTACTCGTCGGAGAATTGCAGATGGGCGAGCAAGTCTGAACAGTCTCGGAATCGACGGTACTCCGATGGCCGATTAGGTCCCTGCCGTGCCTGCGGGCGTGAGGATGGGAGATTTCGGCTGAATCTGTGCGGCTCTTGCTACATGAAGGACTGGAAGCGCAGGCGGGCTGGCTCGGCATAGATCTGCTTACAATGCCACCAGGTAAAGACGAACGCGGCGCGCGTAAGACGAGGACGAGCGAGACGGTGAGCGTTGCTGTATGTCCGAACTGTAAACAGCCACGATGGCGTCAGGATCGGGAACCGGATCAATGCCCCTCGTGCCGCGATCAGCTTGCTAATCCTGGTCGCTCCTGGCAGGAGATAGAGCAGTCGTGGCACCTGTCCCGACTTCAGGAAAGTCGGGTCTCACGACATGCGCCCAAGCCTGAACGTGATGCGGAACTCATCAGACTTCGGGCCACGGGTCTGACGTACGCGCAGCTTGGGAGGCAGTTCCAGATCTCAACGGAGAGGGCCCGGCAGATTGTGAAGCGAGGGGAGGGCCGGTGAAAATCTCTGGAACCGTGAGTGCCCTGGAGGCGCTGCCAACCAGATTTTTGCGCCTACGGGTTTCGAGTGATGGGCGTTAGAGGTCCTGCACCTAAAGACCCTACCGTGAGGCAGCGAACCAATCGCGTGTCCACCAGGGCAGACCTACCCGCTGCGGGGAGTGGACTGAGAGTGCCCCCGCTGGCGAAGGTGAAGGAGTGGCACCCGGCGACGCGGGCTTGGTGGCGTGACGTATGGCGAAGTCCGATGGCGCCGCAGTTCCTGCAGGTTGACCGGCATGCATTGCTAAGGCTGGCGCACCTGGTAGACCTGGCGCATTGGTGTCCCGGAGACGTGAAGCTCGAGGAGACTATCGCACGGATGGAGCAGCGCTTCGGGCTGACGCCGCTGGACAGGCGGCGACTGGATTGGAAGATTGACGAGCCGCCGCGGAGTGTTTCGTCTGCCAGATCACAGCGAGAGGCTGAGCGGATTGATCCTCGGGGGGTATTGCGCGCCGTCCAGTGACCATCCTTTCCATCCCCGAAGTTGACGAGGGTTACCCGAGCCTCGGCGGTGCGGTCTGTGACTGGATGGAGCGTAATCTCGTCTTTGGCCCGGGCGACCTTCGCGGGATGCCTGCCCGGCTCGACGACGAAAAGCGGGCGCTCATTTGGCGCTTCTATGAAATCCAGCCCAGGGGCGCGAAGGACGCGAACGGCAAGCTGATAGAAGGTCGGCGTCGCTTTCGTCGCTGCGCGATTTCGCTCGCCAAAGGCTCTGCGAAGACGGAGCTCGCTGCCTGGATTGCGGCCGCGGAGCTGCACTACGAAGGGCCGGTCAGGTTTGACTACTTTGACGGCCACGGGAAGCCGGTAGGTCGCGCCGTCCAGGGACCGTACGTGCCGCTCTGTGCATATACGGAGGAGCAGGCTGACGACCTCGCGTATTCAGCCCTGAAGACGATCCTCGAACTGTCACCGATCGCCAACGACTTTGACATCGGCCTCGAGCGCATCATGCGGCGGAGTGGAGACGGCAAGGCGGTAGCGCTGGCCGGGGCTCCAAGCGCCCGTGACGGCGCGCTGACCACATTCGAGCACTTCGACGAAACCTGGCACTGGTCGCTGCCACGGCTGCAGCGCGCCCACGTCACGATGCTGGCGAACCTGCCCAAGCGCCTACTGGCTGACCCGTGGGCGCTGGAAACCAGCACTATCTACGTGCCCGGTGAGGATTCGGTCGCCGAGCGGACGGCCGCCTACGCAAAGGAAGTCAACGAGGGGAAGATCAGCGACCCGCGCTTGTTCTACTTCCACCGGCAGGCGAGTGATGGTTACGACCTGAACGACGCCGCGCAGCTACGGGCTGCCGTCACTGAGGCGGCCGGGCCGACGGCGCCCTGGCGGGATATCGAGGGGATCTGTGACCAGTGGCAGGACCCGGGCGCGGATCGAGAGTACCTGGAGCGCGTGTATCTCAATCGCCCCGTGGCCACGGCTGCGCAGGCCTTCAACGCGACAGCATGGCAAGCCGCGGCCCGGGACTATCGCGTCGAGGAAGGCGCCCGGATCACGCTCGGCTTCGACGGCTCGATAAGCGATGACGCCACGGCATTAATAGCGACCGAGCTCGCCAGCGGGTTCCAGTGGCCGATTGGCATTTGGGAGAAGCCGCCTGGGCGTGCCGAATGGACCGTTGACAAGGAGGGCGTCGACGCGAAGGTCCACGCGGCTTTCGACGAGTTCGAGGTTGCGCGTATGTATGCCGACCCGTCGAAGTGGGACTCCTGGATCGCTGATTGGGCTGGCGAGTTCGGGGCGAAGCGTGTCACGGCCTGGCCGACGACGCTCTATCGCAAGACGGCAACAGCGCTCAAGGCCTACGCCAACGCTATCGATGCCGGCGAGGTCACTCACAACGGTGATGTGGCTTTCGCCCGGCACATTGGAAACGCGCAGCGAAACGTGCAGCCGTACCGGGATGACGACGGTTCTCCACTGTGGCTGATTCAGAAGGACCGTCCCGGCAGCCCAAACAAGATTGACGCGGCAATGGCCGGGATGCTGAGCTGGCGAGCGCGGCTGGACGCGCTGGCCGCCGGTGAGCTGACTGAGGGCGAGCTCTCATTGCCGGGCATTCTCCCTCTCTCCTGACACCTACTGTCATAGTGCTAAACTTGCGGCGTGGAACGGCTGAGGAAACTGAGCGGTAGCAGGGGGCCGCTGATAGCCGTCCAGGTCGCCGGCGTTGCAGCAGTCGTTGCCGGCGTCGCTTTCATCTACTGGCCGGCCGCGCTCATCGTCGGCGGCATGGGCGCCTATCTCATCGGGGAGGCGGAGTAAGTTGGGACTTACGAAGGCGATCGTCCGCGGCCTGAAATCCTACCCGCTTCCGGCGCGCGATTACGAGTCCTATCTACTCCAGGGCGGCGGCTCGGTCCGCCTGACGGGCAGCGTTTCCAGCTCCTACGCGACGCTCTACCAGACGCAGATATGGGTCTACGTCTGCGTCAACAAGCTCGCGCGTGGCATCGCCCGGCTCCCGTTAAAGGTCTACCGGCGCGACGGGCTCGAGCGCGAACGCTCGACGTCCGGGGCGCTCCTCGACCTGATGCTGCAGCCGTACCCCGGCGGCTCGCCGTTCGCCTTCAAGGAAGCGGTAATCGGCAACCTCTGCCTGTACGGGAACGCGATCGCGGTCAAGGTGCGTGCTTCTCCGGCACGTCCACCGGAGGAGCTGTGGCCCGTTGCCTGGCCGAACTGGGAGATTGTAAGAGGGATTACCAATCCCATCGACTGGTACGTCTGGCACGGGCCCGACGGCAAGGACTTTCCGTTCCGGCCGGAAGAGGTCGTGCACTGGAAATGGTGGGCGCCCGGCAGCCGTGGCGACATTCTCGGGCTCTCTCCGCTGGAGCCCTTGCGCCGCACGCTGGTCGCCGAGGACGCCTCACAGCGCCTGGTCGCCGCCAGTTTCGAGAACGGCGCGCGCCCGACGGGAGCGATGACCTCCGAGGCGCAGTACGACCTCACCAAGCCGGGACACAAGGCAGCTTACGACCGGCTGCGTGAGGACCTGGAGCAGGCCTACGGTGGCGTCGACAAGGCCTTCCGCATCATGCTCCTGCACGGCGGGCTGAAGTGGGAGTCGTTCTCCCACACCTTTGAGGAGGCCCGCGTCATCGAGTTCCGCAAGCTGGCGCGCGAGGAAGTGCTCGCCGCCTACGACATACCGCCGCCGATCGTCGGTGTCCTCGATCACGCGACGTTCTCAAACATCGACGAGCAGCACCTGATGCTTTACATGGACACGATGGGTCCGCCCTGCACGATGGTCGAGGAGACCCTGCAGGTGCAGCTGCTCAACGGCGAGCCGGCGTTTGCCGGCCAGTTCCTCGAGTTCGACTTCAAGGAGGTCCTGAAGGGTGACTCCCTGAAGGAGCAGACAGCGTTGCGGATGGCGACCTACATGACGCCGAACGAGAAGCGGGCGCGCATGAACCTGGCGCCTATCGAGGATCCGCGCGCCGACTCCATCTTCGTGCCACTCAACGAGTACCCGATCGGCGACGACGCCGAGGTGATGGCCGAGCTGATGGCGCCGCCGGCGCCTGCGAGGAACGGCAATGGCCGCGGTTGACCTTCCACGGTTGCCGGTTATCAAGTGCCAGAATTGCGGCAAGCCGGTCGGAGAAGGCGCCTTTTCCGGCGGTGTTTTGCGGCTATTATGCAAGTGGTGTAAGCGAGCTAGTATTTACACCAGCAGTCGCTGATCCTCTCCGGCCCTAGAGCCGAACACTTCTCCTTCCCGCCGAGAGCGGACCGAGTTCCAGAGCGAGCTTGGCTTTGCCTTTCGGCGACGAATGCCAGTACCACGATTTCGCGGCTTGTCTGAGGGCGCACGCCGATAAGGACAACCCCGACGCTTTCTGCGCGGAGCTGATGCACCGCACGGAGGACCACTGCGCTGGGAAGAGCACTGGCTCCACCTGCAAACACCAGGAGCGGACCGGCCTCCGGACCAAGCTCGGCATGTTCACGGTCGGCGGCGACGATTCCGAAGGCCGCGTCACTTCCGTCTTCGCCACCTTCAACACGATCGATCGTGACGGTGACGTAGTCCTTCCCGAGGCCATCCCCAGCAAGCGCGTCATCATGAGTGCCGCCCATGATTGGGGCCTCAAGGGCTGGATAGGTGAAGGCAAGATTGCCCCGGTCGGGAACGAGGCCCTGTTCGAAGGGCGCTTCTACCTGGAGACCGGCGACGGGCGCGACGCCTACGAGAAGGTCAAGGCAGCCGGCGACCTCGTCGAGTGGTCCTGGGGTTTCCAGGTTCTCGAGGGCGAATGGGGCAAGCAGGAAGAGCGGGACGCCTTCTTTATCAAGAAGGCTGACGTCTTCGAGGTTTCGCCCGTGCTGGCCGGCGCCGGCGTCAATACCCGGACCCTGATGCTCAAGTCGGCAGCGTGTCCGCGCTGCGCGGCTCCCTCCTCGTCTCAACGCGAACTATCGCCCGGCCGCAAGCGGTGGGCGGAGCTCGGCTGGGATCTTCGTTTCCCCCAGATTCAGGGCGCGGCCCGCGCCACCTCATAGGAGGTCTAAGGACATGGCGACTGCGACGGCAGAGAAGCACGAGGAGCTGCGGGCTCAGGCCCAGGAAGCCTACGTGAAGGCGGCGGAGCTCAAGGCGAAGTTCAAGGAGGAGGGACTCGACCCGGACGAGCACCCGGACAAGGTCACGGAGATCGAGAACCTCTACAAATCAGCGCAGAAGCTCGAGCAGGACGCCGAGCAGGCCAGGGAGCGACATGAGACCTGGCAGAACCTGGACCGCGCGCTCGACTCCAAGAGTGCGACGAACGGCCGCCGGCCGGCCATCTTCGGTGATAGCCGGGACGCTGGGAAC